ATCCGCATACACTTCTCCCGTTCTTTTATTTTTAACAATTTCTACAGCTTTCGCTGGTATTTTAATTACATTCATTATTAGTTCTCCTGATCAAAACCAAAGGGACACTTGCCTTTAGGTTCTTCTATTTTTGTTTTTTTATTACCTAGTTTATATCCTAATACAAATCCTATAGATATAAACAAAGCTATTAGTAATGTGTGCCAAATATAAAACATACTTCTTTATATCGGAAACCCCTGTCCTCGTCCACCTTTTTTTCTTCCTTTATGTTTCTTCGAATGTCTACCAGGTCTTTTCTTTCTTTTACTTTTAACAAAATTATTAACTCCAAAACCTTTTGCTTTTTTAGCCATTTTGATCCGATCTATTTATTTCTAATATAGATACCATCCCTGATACTACGTTTGCAGCGTTAGCTTCAATTCTTAAAACATCATTTTCTTCTAATATTACAGGGCCTTTAGCCATATTTAAAGTTTCATTTGCACTAACACTATCATGAGCTATTTCATATTCCGTTGTTGCAGAATTATCATAAATATAAATTTGGACTTGAGTTGTTCCTGATTCATTTGTTAATTGAATGTTTTGAATAATTGCTCTTGAACCAGCAGGACAGGTAAAAACATCTGTCTTATCCGTTGTAGTTAAATTATAAAATGCGTTTCTATATATATTTGCCATATTAATTATTCGTCATTACAAACCAAGTTACTCTTTCTACTTCCTGTTTAAGTTCTTCTTGAAACGTATAGTTAAGTTGATTTTTTAATTGATCCAATGCCTGCAATTGCTGTTGTTGATTTGTAGAATCGTAAACAGGTGTAGGATCAGGTATTGTTACAGTTATTTTTGCCATTATCGTCTACCGTCTGGTTGTACATCTGCTCTAAAAGTTCCATATCTCCAAGTTTCTCCCGAAGATGTATTTGCGATTTTTAAACTTGCAGCTCTTCCTCTAGCTCTGGTATCTACTTTTTGTGTAGAACTATTAATGGAAAAAGGTCCTAAAGAGGATGAAGTAGCTGTATCAGAAGGATAATCTTTTAAATTAATAGTAATTTGTGCATTACCAGTAAGTCTTTTAAAATCAGGTATGAATCTTCTAACTTTAGTAAAAACTTCTCCGTCTCCACCTTGATGCAACATAAAATCTCCTGATTCTACATAAGCTAACACAGGAGTAATAGTTCCATTTTCATTTTGATCAGTTCCTGTTTCGTGTTCCCAAAAAGTGCTAGATCCATTTATATTAGATGCTCCTTGCGCAATAGGAAACGTATAAGTTCCTGTTGGATTGTAAGATGTCTTATAAGGTAAATCAAATAAATGAGCATCTTGTGCAGTTGTTCTAGCAACAGAACTTGTAAACCAACAATTTTCTTGTCTGTTAAATATGACTGATCTATTCACTACCGAAGAAGTTGCGGAAGGATAAAACCATGTTACTTCTCCATATAAACAATCCCCAGACGCATATACAAGTTTACCTGCATTATAGTTTAATCCAAGATCTCCTGGATTGTTTTGAGTAAATACAAAGTCCTCTACAGAACAATCTAAAGTTTTAACTGTGCCATCAAAATAATTAAAACCACCAGAATCGTCCATCCAATAAACAAGACCATCTTTGAACACAGCTGCGTTCGGACCAATACACCCACAGTTAGATCCTACTTTTCTAATACTAAATGTAAACGGAGCTCCTACGAACTGCATCGTATATGCTGCAGTATCTGTAATTACTAAAATATAATCTTTTGCTTGTACAGCAGCTCTAATTTCTGTTCCATCATCTAATCTAAATGTTCCAGCAGTGTTCACTGACGTAGGTGCATAAATTGAATAATCTTCTTGATCAGAAAATCTAATAAACATTTTATCTTGAGTGGTTGTAGATCCAATTGTAGTTTCAGTGCCTAAATGAAATAAATGTCGATCTTGGTCAGAAGTAATCGTAATCATTGTTTTTGTTGGTGCTCCTGACATAATAGTAGCTCTCGTAGTTAACGCTGCAGGAGTATTGTTTATAGGCTGCCAAATAAAAGTTCTGCCGTTGTAAATAGTTGCAATTAATATTTGACCAAAATTATCTAAAGACCAGTTTGCAGGATCTAATGCCACTGAAGAAGATAAAGAAGCTTCTCCCCATCCTGTAAATACTTCGATAGAAGTATTGTCTGAATGAGCAGCAGTAGAAGTTCCATTTACTCCTCTTGTAATACCAGTAAGCGTTGTTGAAGTAATACCTGTATAAGAAATAAGTTCATTATCTACTTTAATAACTCCCGCTGAAGGAAAACCTGTTGTATCATCAACATCGATAGTTGTACCAACTCCTCCTGTACCATTTGTATCGTTTAACAAAGCGCCATTCAGTAAAGTTGTAACTCCTGTAGATCCGCCATATCCTCCAGTTCCAAAACCATAACCATACGTTTGACCAATTTCTCCAGCTTTAATATATCTATTAATTGTACAAGATCCACTGGTACCGCTGTTAGATGCAGCACTTGCCATAGTGACTGTAAATTGATTACCACTTAATCTGTTAGTGACTTCATAAGTAACATCTTCAAAATCTCCAGCGGAGTACCCTGCTCCTGTTGGAGGAGTTACAGAAGTAAATGTAAATAAATCCCCTGCACTCATACTGTGTCCAGGTAAAGTTACGGTGACCGTTGTTGTTCCATTAGTAGTAAACGTCCCTCCAGATTGAGCTGCTTCTAATGGGGTAATATCATAAAAAGCTCCCTCATAATAAATGAATAATCCTCTATGAGTAGCTAAAGCAGCATAAATACGACCATCTAAATCTACCCAATGAAATTGTTGTCTAGTAACTCCTACTAAGGTATCTGTGGTAATCTTAGACCAACCTCCTACTTTTTCAGGTAATCCCGAACGAAACCTAACAAAGTCGCCGTCTACATATTGCCCCTCAGCTGCTGTATCGGTTATTTGTTTATTAAATCCTGGCCGTATATTAATTAAATTTAATGGCATAAAGTCATTATACTAGATAAAATTAACGACTAATAGTCTTCACCTTTTCTTAATTTTCTTATATTAAAGGCAATAATATATCTATCGTCTTGGAATATATGTTTTTTAACTTCATGGTCTAAAATAGGGTGAAACAGTACAAACTTACCTACTTTTTCTTGAACTGTTTTATTTATTTCTGGAAAGTGTGTTCCTGGTCCGTAGTCAGATAGATACAAAACTCCGCAGCATAGATTTGCTCCAAGATGGTCATGTTTTTCACAATAAGCTTCAGATCCTTTTCTGTACCAACCACCCCAAGCATCAAATACATTAAATTTTTTTATATTTAATTGTAAAAAAGATTCTTTAATTTCTTTTATAAAAGTATGAAAATCTTCATCACAAACAAAAGCATCCCAATGAGTCATCACTGCGTTTTTTAAAGAGTGATCAATATTTAAAGGATTTGTCTCAGTATAATGTTTTGTTTTTTTAATTAAATTATTAATAATTTCTTGATTAGAATATTGTCCTTCTAATAGAAAAACATCTTTAGTTATTTTAAAATTATGCATTTACTTTTCCATTAAAAGAATACGAAGCTATAATTCTAGGACTAAGTGCAATAGCTCTGTGATATACCCCTTCTTCAATATGTAAAAGATCTCCAGGACCAACTATTAATTTTTCATTTTCATTTAGAATGTACATGGTCTCACCATACAAACCTAATATTATAACATCATGGGGATCTACATGTTTTGCAGCTTTACCTGCTGTAACAAAATTTATATATAAATGAGTATCGGAATAAATTTTATTCTTATTAAATTCTTTATCTAACATTGTATTTAAATCTTTAAAAAATGTACTAGTATTACTTATACCCCTCATTACAAAAGTAGAGTCAAATATATAATTTGAATTTACTTTTCTAGCCATACTAAATTCGCTACTTTGTTCAACCAAATCTATAACTTTAACAAGTTCATTAAAATCAAACAATTTTTCAAATTTAAATTTATCCTTATAAAAATAATATTTCGGTGTTTTATCCATATATATAATTAAAATTAATAACTATTCTTCTTTCCGTATCTAACTGACTTACTGCTTTATGTTTAAGATTAGTATCAAATATAACAATTCTATTTGCAATACATTTTACCTGTTCTTCATTCTTTTCAAAAAGAGTATATCCATCACAAGTATTTAAATAAAAAATAGCTGTTTTGTATGTTTTGTTTGTTATCATTTCTTTATCTAAATCAGTATGAAATTCAGATTCATATCTATAATTCTTTTTTAACATTAGATTAGCTCTTGCTTTTATTAATAACTCCATATTTAATTGTTTAATGAATGGCATTACAATAACATTAAAAAGTACTGAATGTATTTGTTCCTTACTATAAAAGTTATGAGTAAAAAAATAAGAATCTTTTTCTGTCATATTTTCAATAAAAAACCAACTAAATTTATTTGAAAAAAACAACTGATGTATTTCTTTAAATTTGTTTTCATCTAAAAAATTATCTAATATTTGTAAATTCATTATATTCTAAAATATCAAAATTAAATGATATAATTGTTTTTCTTTCTTTTTCAGTATTTGTAGGAGCTCTGTGTACAAGATTAGAAGGAAATATAAGAAAATCACCCTCTGTAATTGTTTCAAGTGGAATTATTTTTTTTGTTTTTAAATCTAAAATTTCTGTTTTTATATCGTGAGGATATTCTAAATAATAAACGCCTGTATAATTACTTTTTGGATGAACATGCCATCTCATACTTGATCCTTGATGATATTGTTGAAACCAAAAATTATATACTTCAAAACTTTGACCATTAAAAGTTACACAAAACTGTTCTATAAATGGTTTTAATATTTCAAAAAAAAATAAATCTGCATAAGGTCTAGTAATTTTACTATCCACATTATAATCAGTTTTTGAAACTCCATTAAAGGATACATAAGGTGATGTATCAATTAAATTTAAAAGTTGTTTTTTAATTTCTAAATGTTTTTCTGATTTGCCTATAACGTAAATATTTGGTAAATGAAATATCTTCATTACTCCGTATCAATAGGTGTATTTTCGTTGGTTGATAAATTAACAACTTCTGGATCAAATTTTTTCTGCCATTCAATAACAGCTTTTACTAAATGATTACCGAAATGTCTTGATCCGATATCGGTTAAAATAATTTTTCCTAAAATAAAAAATTTAACTCTTTCTTTAAAAGTTAATACTAATTCTATCTTACCATTTTCTTTTTGTAAAAATATCATTTTAATTTTTGTTGTCCTATCATTGTTCTTTTATCTCCAGCAAATTCTGCATAAGGACCATGAGCATCCACATAATGTAAAAAAATTTGTGAATGCCAATCTCCTTTAAATTTTTTTCTAAAGTGAGTGACCTCACAGCCTTTGTAAATCACCGCTTCTCCTTTCTCTAATATAAACTCTTGTCCATCAGCATAAAATGGCCACGGCGTTCCATCAGAATCAACCATTACTGTTACGCTTATTTCACAAGACGGTCTATCTTGGTGAGGAAAAAGTTCTGCACCATATGCGTACAGTCTGTAATAACTATAAGTAGGTAATAAAATAATGTTTAATTCTTTTTCCATTCTTTCCCTTTTAGTAAGCAAAAAGGACTCTGTGAAAAAATCAGCATAGTATGAATTCTCAAAAGGAGAAATATTATCTTCAATAATTTCACCAAAACTCCATCTGTGTTTCATTTTTGAATAATGTGAAAATAGTTTAATTTCTTCTTCATTTAAAAAGTTATTTATTTTTTTAAATTTAAAATTTTTATCTAAGCTGCCCAACATACGATAGTATATCTCACTCCTTTCTTAACTGACTCTACTGCATGAGGAAATAAATGACTACTCGGCCAAACAATAAGTCTATTTTTCTTTGGCTCTATTTTTTTTAAAATTTCCGTATCAATTGTTCGAGGTCCTTTAAAGCATAAAGCACCTCCTTCATATTCATCGTTAACCATGTAAATCAAACTTAAAGTTCTAGGAATTTTAAAATGGTGGTCAGTATGAAATTTATAATGTCCTCCCACACCATAGCGCAAAGCAGAAATTTCTGTAATACTTCTAATGCTTATCTCATTATTAAATTCTTGATTGTACACTTGCGTTATTTTTTGAAAATACTGACCTAACAAATGAAAAAATTTTACATTTGTTAAACTATTAGATAGTTTATTAAAATTCATTGTTTCTGTACGTCTTATTTCTTTTGCTATTATATTTGTTTCACTTCCTATAACAGAGGCATCTTCAAATTCTTTTGTTATTTTTAACCACTCAAATAAATCATCGTTTATTATCTTTGGTAAAAAGTCATCGTAAACCTTTACCGCCTCTATTAAATCCATTTTTTTGTCTTGTGTTTAAATTTTCTATACCAATCTTGTATTTTTGTACTGTACCAATAATCATATTTCATGTCATCATGCATGGTATGTTGTTTTATATTCATTTTCCAATTATCTCTTTTAAAAGGAAACACTTGAGCATAAGGATCTCCTTTTTTTATTATAACCTCTTCCTCTTTACTTTTAATAATTATAGGAAAATTTACAACATGTTGTTCATCCGTATCTACGATACCTTGAATAATTTCAAATTTATCAGAAAATCTATTTAAAGGAGGCATGAATAAACAAGAGTATCCTTTTGGAGTATGTATATTAAAAGGGTTTATTATTTTAAAAAAATTTCTTTTTTGATTTTTATGTACTAATGGACATTTATCTCCACCTAGTTGTTCTTTTGGATGCATTTGAGATTTATTTGATGTATTTACATTTAAATGCATCATAGATGCTATTGTATTGTCGTTTCTAGCAACCCAACACAAATCATTTTCGTTATGTTCAGATGGTTTAGCTAAAAAAAATAAATCTTTAGGTGCTCGTAAAAGATAACCTGCACATAAAGCATCCCTAAAAGGTATACACTTTTTAATTGTAGGGGCTTTTTCTTTTTTCTCAAAATAAGGTTCTAAATTCTTATACCAATCAGGCAACAGTTTTACTGCTGGTATGGGTCTTATTATAGGATCATCTTCTAAGAAAAAATCACGAGCAGAAAAAGTAATTTCACATGTATCGAACATGTGGTTTAAATACCTTAATTTAAATTAATTGTAAAGGAGATTTAATATTCAGGCCTTTTTGAGTGAGATAATCATAAGCATTTGTAGCAACAATGTCGCTTTTATTATCTGTCCAAGTTTGTCCAGCTATATCAAATGATTGTATAGCATTTTTTGTAGCATTCCAGTCACTTACATTTGGTAGGTCGGTATACATAGGTTTTACATCATCTATTTTTTGAATGGTTCCATTAATAAAATTAGTGACTTCCTCTTTAGTTACTTTCCAATTAGGAATTGCATTTTTATGTTCCTCTGACCAAGCAGTTCCGTCACTATATGTATCTGCTTGTTTATCAGTACCATTCCAATAATATTGAGTTTTATCTTTTATAGCATTGTTGTATTCTTCATCAGTAGCTGTTACAAAATTAACCCAACTCATTTTATTCTGGATGTAGTTTTTTTCTATGTCGTTGTCAGCTAAGTAACAAATATTTGCTCCAACGTGAGTTCCGTTAAATCCTAAATATTTTGCCATCGTTTAATTCCTTAGTTGTTTTCGTAAACCATTATAAAACCAGGATTACCAGCTCCACCATCAGCACTACCTCCTCCTGACTTAGTAAACACAATAGTTTTGCCTGTAGCGAGGTTATTTGCTAAATCAAAACTTGCTCCAGGTGCACTACCTGTGGCACCAGTGTTTCCTGGGTTGGTTGCTTGAGAAGCATTATTTCCATTTGCTCCTGCATTCACTGTTCCTACGTTTGTAATTGACGTTGCTCCAGCTGCTCCTCCTACTGAATAAGGTGCACTGAAAGGAGCGGATATGGTTGCATTATATACTCCATAACCACTTGCTCCACCTGCTCCTCCTGGTTTTCCATCTCCAGGAAAACCGTTTCCACCATTACCAGATCCTGACATCATGAAAGCTGTAATTTCAGTTGTTCCTGGATTTGCTGTATAAGTTCCTGAACTTGGTCCACCTCTGATTAATCCAACACCAGCTGCTCCGCCACCTGCAACTCCTGAAGCCGCTGCAGTAATTCTACCTTGTGCGTCTACTGTAATGTTTGCAGTTGTGTAAGCACCTGGAGTAACAGCAGTGTCTGCAAGTTTGTCTGCTGTAACTGCATCATCTGCAATTTTTGCAGTTGTAACTTGATTAGCTGAAATTTTAGCTTCAGTAATTGCATTGGCTGCTACTTGAGTAGTACTTACTTCATTAGCATCAATAGCACCGTTATCAATTACTGTATTTCCATTTGAAATAATACCCATGAACTCTCCTTAAATTTTTTCTAATTTTAATCTAAATTTTTCATTAGATCTATTATTGATTAAGTATATATCTTTCGAACCTTCCTGTAAAGTCCAGCTCCCCTTAGATCCATCTACTATATTACCTTCTTTTTTATGTTCATTATTTAAATGTAAATCCCCCGTATATATGTTTCTCCATACGTTTCCAGAAGCCCCTAAATCATAAGTATCATTGGCACCTGGTTCAATATTACCTGAAGCGATAATAGAACCTGTAGCTATATTGTTTAAAACGTCAACAATATTAGTTCCATCGCTAAAAACAATTTTTACGCCTTTATCTGTTGCTGAAAACGTAACGCCTGTTCCGCTAACTGTTTTAAACTCAACCGTAAAAGCTCCTGTAGTACTATTTAAAATTATATATGTTTTTTCAATTGAATCAGGAATAGTTACTGTTTGATTTCCTGTAATAGTTCCTGTGAATTTTATTACAGCATTTCTTGCATTAGATAGAGCTGCATCTGACATAGCTAAGGGAGTAGTCTGCACACCGCCTGCAATAGATACTTCTTGGTATCCCGCAATCGCTTGTTGGATTAAATTTAAATTGGTATTAGTTTTATCACCCCAAGTCCCAGCGTTTTCCCCTGTGACCATTAATTCTAAACCTAATTCTGAATAAGTCGATGCCATTTTTTTATTATATCTTCTCTAAGCCGCTAGATCAACAGGTGTCCATACAACATCGGTTCCTGTATCTACTTCAGCCCATGCAGTAATTCTAGGCTGTCCAATAACTGCAGTCAAGTTTATTCCTGTGATATTTACATTAGCATTACCTTGTACGGTTACTGAACCAGTATTTGCTGTTATCTCTATCCCTGTCACAGAATAAGTGCTTATTGGGACAATATTTCCTAAATTTCCTTGTAAAGATATTCCTGTTGGAACAACATTCGCATTTGCTTGAATAGTTTCATTTCCAATAAATGTAGTTAAAGAACTACCTGTAACAACTACATCCACATCAGTAAATGCAAAAGGATTACCTAACGAAGCAGTTAATTGAATACCTGTAACATCAATATCAGCAGTACCTATAATAACGGATCCTACATCAACACTTGCATTAATACCTATTCCAGTCACCATTGCATCTGGAGAAGGATCTACTATTCCAATTTGTGTATTTAAAGACTGACCAGTAATTTGTGCAATCGTGTTAGGAGTTATAACAGATGTTCCTAAATTTACATTTAATGAAATTCCAGTAACAGGAACGTCTACTAAAGCTCCTCCAAAAGCATCCCCTGCACTTGTTGTTAAACTACTTCCTGTAACAAGAACATCTGCGTCTGCATCTGTGTCTTCGTTTCCAATAAATGTAGTTAAAGCAATTCCTGTAAGAATTATATCTGCGTTACCTGTAACAGTAACATTAGGTGCAGTGAAGGTACTTGGACTTTGAGTGGCAAAAGGAGCTTCACCAAAAGCGGTTAAAGTATCTTGTGTAAATATTTGATTGACTACCGTTAATTGACCAGCCGAAGTAACTTCAACTGTAATATCCGTAAACGCATCTTCATTACCTGTTACAGCATTTAAACTTAATCCATTTACAGATACATCTACTACCGAACTTCCATTTGCTTGTCCTGTTGTTGGTGAAATTGAAATACCTGTTACATCAACTTTAGCAGTTCCTTGTGTAACAAAATTTCCTGTTTGAGCAGATAAGTTAATTCCTGATGGATATGCAATAACATCAGCTGGATCCGCTCCAAAAGGTGTTTCTGTATAAGCACTAACTCCAAGAGCCATGACCTAGGCTCCTTTGTTGACTACTTTTTTATTTTCTTTCGGTAATTCTTTTTTAAGTAGATCAGAATAATGCTTTTGTAAGATTTCTAAGTCAGTAAACTGTATACTTAATTGTTGTTTTTGAGCAACAATGTTTTGAAGTTTTTGTAAAGCTATTTTGCCTTCATCTGATAATTTTTCGCTATCATATTCTTTTTTATCAAAATTGAATATCATTATATTTCCTCTAACTTAAATCTGTATTTTTTTCCAGATTTATTATTTAAAATATACAAATGTTCAGCGCCCTCTTGAATTGTCCAGTTACCTTTAGTACCATCAACTGCATTGCCTTCTTCTTTTGCTTCGTTAGATAAGTGTAAGTCTCCAGTGTATACGTTTCTCCAAACATTACCTAATGCACCTAAATCATAGGTGTCATTGGCTCCAGGGACTACAGCACCTGTTACAGTTAACGTAGTTCCATCAAATGTCATGTTTGCTTCAGCATTCATCGCATCTGTGCCAGTTGCAGTAAGAACTCTGTTGTTAGAGCCATTAGTCATGAAGTCAGATACATCAACAGAAATTGCATCTGCAGCTACATCAATACCTGTTCCTGCTCCTACATCTAAATTTATAGTTCCTGAAGTAGTAACTGTTCCACCACCAGTTAAACCAGCTCCAGCAGTTACTCCTACTGAAGTTACTGTTCCAGTAGTAGTAGAATAACCAGCGTCATTGTTAAATCCTGAAATATTAATATTTGCTTTTGTTAATTTTTTCTCAGCTCCAACAGAATCTACAACAACAAAAAAGTCTCCATCACCATCTGATGTAGAAGTTGTTAGTAAGTTTAAATCTATTCTAGCAATAGGAACCGTTCCACTTGCTAAATCTGAAGCGTCTAAGTTTGTTAAATTAGCACCACTAATTGCTGGAAGTGTTGCAGGAAATCTTGCGTCTGGCACTGTACCACTTGCTAAATCCGAAGCATCTAAATTTGTTAAGTTTGCACCGCTTATAGCTGGAAGCGTTGCTGGAAATCTTGCGTCAGGAACCGTTCCTGAAGATAAGTTAGAAGCATTTAAAGAAGATCCATCAATGAATCCACTGTCATTATTAAAACCTGATATAGCTATATTTGCTTTTGTAAGTTTTTTTTGAGCATTTACAGAATCTACTACAACAAAGAAATCTCCGTCTGCATCTGAAGTAGAAGTTGTAAGTTCAGATAAATCAACATCAATCGCATCTGCTGTGACATCAATAAGAGCACCTGCTCCAACATTTAATGTAACGTCACCTGTAGTTCCACCACCTGTTAAACCATTTCCTGCTGTAACACCTGTTATATCCGCAGAGATAGTTTGATATTCTAAAGCAGTTCCACCAGAATTTACTGCAAGAACTTGGTTTGCTGTTCCAATTGTAGTTAAACCAGTTCCACCTTTTGTTGTTGGAACTGTAGGTAATCTGTCTGATGCTAAAGTTCCTGAAGCAATGTTAGTTGCATTTAAAGATGTTAAATTAGCTCCACTAGCTGCTGGTAATGTAGCTGGAAATCTTGCGTCAGGTAAAGTTCCACTAGCTAAATCATCTGCATCTAAGTTTGTTAAATTAGCTCCACTAATTGCAGGGAGTGTAGCTGGGAATGCTGCATCAGGTACTGTTCCTGAAGTTAATTGAGTTGCATTGAGAGCTGTTAAGTTAGATCCATTATTTGCAGTAATGTTTCCACTTGAATCAAGGATAACGGCTTTGGATGCTGGAAGTGTAACAAATACGTTTTTAGTTCCTCCAGTAAAGACTTCTTTAGCATCACTGTTAGATGAAGAAATAACTGTATCTCTCGATAAAGTACCTGCACCAACAGTTCCTAAACCAACTTCAAATTCACCGTTACTATTAACGATTGCATAATAAGTTGTATTTGTATTTCCAATCGCAGATGAAAAAGTTTCAAAACCAGATACTGCACCGTCAAGGGTAAATGTACCCGTGCCTGTTGTAGTCGAAGTTTCTTTTACTCTATCATTTACTACCAAAGCCATTGTTTAATCCTCCTTACGATATTCTAATAATAGCTTGTGTATCATTAGCATCTGGAAACTGTACTGTAAAAGTTCCTGAAGTAGCTGTTTTATCTCCACCGAAATCTAAAACTGCCACTGATGGATCACCAGATGCTGAGTCATTATAAATTAATGCACCTCTTGCAGTTAAAGTCACTCCAGTAAAGGATAAGTCATCGAAATCAACAAAAGCTGTTGTTCCGTTAACTGATACTAAAGCATTAACTAATGCTCCGCCACCTGCAACATACTGTCCAGTATCTCCAACTTGTCCTGTGATACTTACATCGTATGAAGTAGTGTCCGCACCAATAGATGCTGTGTTATCGTATAATGCTAATTTAAAAGTATTTCCTGTGCCTACAGTGAAATCATGCACGCCTTCAAGAATTTCTTCTTTGAAAGTGTTGCATATTGCGTTTGTTGTAATTGCCATTTTGTAGCTCCTTATTTAATAGTTTATGGAGATGGACTAGGCACTTTAATCCTAGGCACTCCATCTGAATATTCATCTCTTCTTCGTCTTCCCATTTGCTGTAAAGCAAAAAGTTGTACTTCCTCATCATACTTTGTTTTATAGAGATTGTACATATCTGCAGGGCCTTTTAGATATGAAAAAGCCTCTGTTAAAACCCCATGTAATAACATTGATTCCTGATATTGTGCCAAATAAGTATTATTAGTTGACGTAAAATGAGGTGGATCAATGATGTAATTTAATTGCACTTGATATGCCTGATCAGGAGTAGGTGCAACTAAAAATGTATTTTCATTCCAGTTTGCATAATAAAGAGGCAATCCTGTAGAGCCATTATTATTGTATTCTGAAATAAAACTTGTATCTCTTTTTTCTAAAAACGTTCTGTTTCCAGATCCATCAATAACTTGAACTGATCTGATTATAATTTCATCTCCTGGTCTATTAATATATCTTTGACCTGTTACAAAATTAGCCGTCGCATATTTTCTTAAGTCATCGTAATCCACTTTATTAGCAACATCGAGTTCAATAATTCTAATAAATTGATCTAATAAACTATCTGATAAAACATTAGAATCTACTTCTGTGTAGTTTCTAACTTGAGTTAAAAAATTTGCGTAAGTTATAGCCATTATGATATTACCACCGTTACTTGACCCACTAAGGAGTTTATAATTCTTTTTCTATTTTGTTCTGATCCATCATCAGGTTGCATGCCATTAGATTCAAAAGCAAAATCACCTGGTAATGTTAAACTTACTGTTGTGTAATTTTTACCACCAGAATTAATATTAAAATCTTGTGCTCTTGAATTTTGTAAAGCAATAGCATCTGCAGTTACTTTTTTACGTCTAATTTGAGGATGTTTAGATTCATATTCAGATATATGAACAAGTGAACCATTCCATTCTCTAACCATTTCTACATATGGAAATGCTTGACCTGAACGATCAGATATTGCCATAGATCTTTTTCCTCTAGCCCAAGCCATTATACACCATCTCCAAAATAAGTTTGTGGCGAAATATATAAAGATGTTCTTGATCCATCTTCATCTAACGCTCTTTTCATTTCATCTTCATATGCTAATTTTAACATTTGAGATCGGTCAATGGCATATTGAAAAGATAAATAATAAGCGAGTCCTGCTACCATACAAGGTAAAAATCTATAAACTGCATCTGGATTATTAGAATAAGCTCCAGCATCTTCAATTCTTTTAACTACATAATATTTTAAATAAGTGTACGTATTTAAATCAGGTGCCTGATATAAATAAATTTTAGGAGTGGTTAATCTAGAAACATAATACTGTGACGGTTGGCCGACAGAAAGTTTATTTGGAAGAGCAGCATAAGCTGATCTATCTATTTTAGTTAAAGATACATCTTGAGTAGTTACCGTATCGCTTCCTCCACCTGTGGATGAAACAAATGCTTCTAGCACATCAGAAACATCACTCGCCACTGTATACTCAGCTTGTCCTGAAACTAAAGCTACTTCATCTAATTCTATTTTCCAAAGATGAACTCCTCTATTTCCCCATTCAGAAAATAATATATTAAGATTTCTTCTAGCTCGTTTTAAATCATTACCTGAGTTAGGTCTTAATCCACATCTATTAAATGCTTCATCAATGACTTCTTCAATGGTTAAATTAAATGCTGTAGTTCCTGATGTTGCCATTAAATTAATCCTTTATAATAATCACTTAGACCTTTATAACTTGTATGATGCTCATGTCTCATTTCAAATTCTTTTTTAGTTTCAGTGGATTGTTTAACTGCTTTCCCTGTATAAGCTTTTAACATTCCACCTATTTTTTTACTTTCAGGTTTCTTTTTATACATGTCTTTATGTATTTCCCTGGTTTCTTTTTTAGCTTGTTCAAAAGCAGAATCTTTTGACATGTTAACGCTCATTTCATCATAAAGCTTTTTAAAAGTATTTTTAACTGCTTTAGAAGCACCTGGAAAAGCTTTTTTAACAACGTCAAAAACAATTTTTCCTGACATTAAATCATACCTTTATAATAATTTTCATAAGATTTATTAGAAACGTATTCACCTTCACCTATAGTGGATTTAATATGAGATCCAACATATTCCCCTTGTTTAGAAGATCCTTTAGATCTTTTTTTCATAGGAACACAATTAGGTACTTTTCTACCATTTTTGGTTTTCATACCCACCATCTCATATCCTTCCCAACAAGGTCCAGATTTTTTATTCTTACCTTTTTTCATTAATCCTCCTCAGTAGCGGCCGCTTTGAGAGTGTTATTTCTCTCCTTTTGGCGGTTGTACAACTTATCTGATTGTACCACTTGAGGCCTGTATTTTCTAGACCTTACTTCTTTTGCTATTGGATTTTTTAGGTTTTTTGACTTTTTGTTTTTTAGCCCCACGGAGTTGTCCCTCCACTTGTTTAGTCATTTGTGATCTTCCTATTACCATGGTTTATACCTCGTTTTTTTGTTTTCATCTTTATAAGCCAATAAATTTTGTTTTCTATTTTCAGTTCCATTGTAAGATATATGCACCCAACCTGAATCTGGTTCACCATCTTTATAGAACTCTAATATTAATTGATCGTATTCTAGGTTGTGTCTAATCCATTCAGCAAGTTCCTTATTATCAATGCCTGGCACTTCTATATCTGCGGCTTTACCCTCGGTATGTTGTGAATCGATACTACTTCCAATAGCTATGCATAATTCTGCAGATCTATATCCAGAAGAAACAATAACTGGTTTATCAAAATTAGAACGTATAGGTTGTAATACATTCATGCATAATTCTTTTAAATTATCAATTTGACCTGGAGAAGGGTTGTTTGAAATTCCTCTTCTTTCGGCTGTTTGTGATTTAGTTAATTCGGATAAATTAAAATTAGCTGAAAGTTTCATGATGTATATCTAAAAGGATTACAATTATCTATTCTTTCATTTAAATTTTTATCAATCTTATTACATTTGCAATCTTTTAACAAGAGACAGAAGCCTTTATATACCCAATAAATACAACGTTTCATTAATGTCCCACAATCTTTTCTATTCGTTTAATTCCATGCTGATCCACATATACTTTCGCTTTAACGACAGAACATTGTACACGTGAATTACCACTATCATTGTTTCGTTCTATTTTTCGTTTAGTCTCTAAACAATCAGATAATGATTCTTTATGTGAATGTTCTATCATCCTATCGTTTAAAAATAAGCACAAAGCTACAACCACTTCTATCATCAGTGTTTACCATTTCCATTTGCAAATTTAATATCACGTGTTGCATCCTTTAATCTCTCAACATCTTTTTTTAATTTATCAATTTCTTTATCATATTGTTTTAACATCACACCAGTATGAACATTGTCCTCTAACATTTTTGCATGTTTTTCTAATTGTTTTGTTAGATATTCAATGAGCATAAATTGCTCTTGATCAATAGGTTTTTGAACAGAAGCCTCCAGTAAATCATTTTCAAATAATTTATTTTTAGTCTCTAGTTGATTAAGTCTTTCAATAACACCAAACGCAAACCATACTCCAGCACCTACGGCTGCAATAATGGCAATAAGATTACGTAGTGGCAGTGCCACAGATGTTGAATCACTAATCTTCATCGTTTACCAATTACTGGTGGATTTAATTACTTTGTGCGCTAATACTTTTCCTTTGTTAGAACCATGTTTAACAACATATCCCGAAGTACCATTTGCATTGATATCTACTTCCTGTCTCGCACTAAATAATGCTTTAGCTTTAGAAAGTAATGATTGTTCTTTATTTCTGTTTTTAAATAAATGAGTAAATCTATTTATCATACATCCTCCTTTTTTATTTCTTCCACATTATAAAACATATTATCCGTGTCTTCTACTTGGAAGTTTGAGTCTTCTACCGACCACTCTGTAGTTTGGACATGATAGTCAGGCCAATTGTTTTTAACAGTATAATTAGAAGCATGCCAAAGAATGCGATTATTAGGCTGAATAGCAAAATTACCGTTATCAAGTTGGATAACATGGCCGCACTTATGTTCTTGAGGGATTTCACTATGTTCTGTATTAAGAATATTATTATCTGGATGCGCCCAATCAATCGTAAATAAATACGATCCATGATAAAATTTTTTATCTTTTCCAAGATACTTACCTTTGATTCCGTTTAAAAAATCAAACTGATGGACACTAGGATAATAACTAAAGCAATCCCACAGTTCCAAGGAGTCAAGCGACATATCGGGCACTTCGGCTCTTTGTAAATGTTTTTGGAAAAAAGCTGAGATAGGCAGGCGATAGTAGACCGCACCGTTCGGGAGCATCGCGTGAAATAAGACTGCACGTCCTGGTATCGATGCAAGACCAAAGATAACTGCGTCTTCGCTTTCTCCATCATGTTTTTTAAAATCATAAAGATATTCCTTTCTTATTTGACAATAAATTGTCGGTGTATTTGCGTTGAGATAAGTAGCCATTTAACATTTCCATCTTCTTCTCGCTTGTCTTAATCTTGAATTTGGATCTTTAGCAGCTTTAGGAAATTGTTTCATTTGTCCTGCTGATCTTGCACAATAAGATCTTCTTCTCGCTGCACGTTTAGGACCTGGTTTATCTTCTGTTACAGCTGTTTTTAATTTACTTCCAGGGTTTTTTCTTCTGTAAGCCATGACACCAGCTTGTGTCATTCCAGCACCTGATTTTGTTGATCTGAAATTTTTCTTATTACGAGGAGGCATACCGCCTTTTGAAAATCCTA